TTTATTAATGCCATTTAAATCTACAGTCTTATCTATATCTATTTTTATTATAAAAATATACTCAATTTTTAGGGGTTTGTCAACGTCTATTTTTATTGTTTTTATCATTAGCAATCAAAAATGGAACTACTTAATTCTACATTGGTTGGTTCTGTAGAACAATAATTGGCGTCGATATAATATTGACCGAGATTAAATCCGATGTTTGGATGTTTATTGTATTTGTGTTTCATTAGGATTTGTTCGTCCGTATTTCCGTTGAAAACGACAACAAATTCATCTGTTAGTGGTGTGTTGTTTAATTCGAAATTTAAATTAAAGTACAATCCTGATTCACAGTAATTTAAATCTACATCAATAACTTCTATTATGTCACCATATTGGTTTATTAAATAATCTCCATGATTATATAATTCTTTAGGGTGGTCACAACAAGGTTCTATAAAATCCGTTGGTTTCTTTTGTAATTCTTCAGGGAAACGGTCATCAAAGAAATAGGTACTATTTGTTGGTGTACCAAAATCTTCAACTATTCTGTTTGTATAGACTCTTAATTGTGTTGTTGGTAAAACTTCAAAAACTTCATAATTGTTATTTAAAGTCAATCCGGTAATAATACTTTTTTTAACCGAAGCCAAACATTCGATATCGGTGATTTCAAGTTTTTGGTAATTAAATGTGAAAGAGTAACCCGAAACAGGTCCGTTTACAATCTGTTGGTTTGTGTAGCCTGAACATGGTTTGTACGATGCGGATAAAACAAATTCACCAACATTTAAATCACACACGTTTTTCTCCACAATAGAACCATTACCTATGTATGTTTGAACATTCGCTTCCGTGGTTTGATTATCAATTGTTAACCCACTATTAACCGCCAAAACTATGGAATCACATTTTAAACCGTAATTGAAAATTGATTTGTATTCAACTTTAGGTTGTATTGTGTAACCCGTGTAGTTATCACAATATGTTGCACCTGAAATAACAGAAATCGGGTTTGATATTGACCCTTGATAACCAACAATATTGAATAATTCTACGTGACTTTTACCATTAGGTGCAGGACATGGGTCATGTTCTATCTTTCCTTGTAGTCCATCAATTTTAAAGTTAACTTCCTTATTTGCAGCATCAACAATATTAAAATTAATTACGTCATTTTCAGATACACCTGTTAGTTTGTACACACAATCACTAACTTTTTCAATGTGTACGTCCGCATTCTCATTTGTCCCACTTACACAGTTAGCGTAAATGTGGAATGGCCATGTAGAACCTTGTTGTACACCTGTTTTATATCCAATAACCTCGAAAAATACGTCACTTACTAATGTACATCCACTAGGTGTGTCACAAAAAGCTTCATTATCAGTGTAAACTTTAACACTGATACCGTTTGTGTTTTTAGTTACATTATAATCGGCTTCAAATCGATAATCAAAATAATCAGTAACGGAACATTCGTTTGGACCTAATTTTACAGATGAAAATTTAACCTTTTCAACGTCATTTTCGTCAATAAATGTTTGATATTTTATTAAAGGTATCGTCTCGGAAAAATAAGTTTGTCCTGTGGTTCCCGTAAACGCAGAATATGGTACATAACCGGCACTATTTCTTGTTATAGTGATGTCTGATATTAATTCAGATAATGCGTTTAACCATAAACTTTTGATTTGAGTAACATCAGGTTCAAGATAGGTTTTGTAATCACAAATTAGAGATAAATTAACTGTGTCTCCACTTGTTACACCACTTGTACAACCTGTAAATGGTTGTGGGTCGAATAATTTAGCACTGTTAGAGGTGTTACTTGTTCCACTTAGGATTACATACATTGAAGATGTTAATCCAGTGTAGTCTGCACCACCGTAAATTGTCCCATCTATTTCAATAATAGGGTAGTAGGTTACTCCGGTTAAGTTTATTAACCCTCTAAAATTATTTTCTTCACCTAAAATATTTTCTAAATCCTCTTCAATAATAGTTTCAAAGTCAGGATAAAGCTCTTCAATAAATTCTAATGGTTGACAATCGTATCTATATTGATATTTTGGTCTACCGAATATATTGTTTTCAATTAAATTACCACCTGTCCATAAAGTCGTTGATGGTACTAATTGTTCAACTAATTGTGGCCAATAAGGTGATAATTTGTTTACAAATTCAATAACATTTATTTGATTGTAAGGGGTAAAACCTGTGGTTTGTGAGATATAATCTTGAAAAACGTCTTCTAATTGTATGTAATTCTTTTTGTATCGAATTTTGTTTGAATTTGTTACAAGACCATGGATAAATGTGTCTAAAAATTCCGCAAATGTTTTACCTGTTTGTGGTAATAAAGTATTTGAACCAAAACTTATTAATAATTCCCTACTTTGTCTATAGATATCATAGTCAATACCTCTTGCTGGTGATATGTATATACCAATATTTTTTCTATTTAAAATTAGTAGATAATCATCCTCAATCGGTTTACCGTTACCATTATCAATATCGGGAACTAACTCATATCCTGTATCTAATCCAGGTAATGTTCGGTACAGATTAAAATAATCTTCACCATATGTGTAACCCTTGTTTTTTGTTTTAATTGATTTTGTTGTTCCCGTTAATGTTGAATTTTCAGAATCCAAAACAAGAGGAGAACGATGTGATAAAGTGATATCGTACCAACCAGAACCTTTTTCAAAAAATATTCCTTCGGTTGCGTTAAACGCTCTTCTTGGTAAACCCGTTAATTCATCAACAGGGTAACCATCTCTATCAAAAGTTGTTGATGCGGAGTATGTAACATTGGTATATGTGTAACCTGTTGTATCAAAGGTTGCGTATGAATACGTTTTGTTACCTTGAATCGCATCGTATATGTCTTGTTGTAAATCAAAACTAGCGGGGATTGATGTTACTTTATAAACGTATTCATCAATTCTAATTAAAGGTTCAGGAGCACCTAAGAATTTTAAAAAGAAATCAATAGAAGACCTAGTACCTTTTGATTTATAAATGTGGGCTAAGTTTATTAATAATCTTCTATAAAATTCATATTCAGCTTCGACTAAATTTGTACCTGTAGATACACCATTGTAATTTGAATCTAATCTTGAATATAGAACATCATTCAAACTATTTTCGTCAAATAAATTTAGTGTTGATAATCCTAAATTCTCGGCTAAATTCTTTAAAAGTACATCTGGTAAATTATTGATACCGTCATAACTAACATTTCTCATGTAAGCTATGTTGTCAATATATTTTTTTACACTATCAAAACTTTGTCCATATAATTGGAAAACACTTTCGGCTCTTTTGTCCTCGGTGTCAAATTCAAATAACTGAGGTGCCGCCAAAAATCTAACCATTAAATTAGATTTATAACCATCTATTTCGTCCGCAATATCTTTTAAGTGGTTCACATAGATGTCATAATCAAATCCTGTGATTTGTATATTATAACCATCACTTGAAATCGGCCAAGTTAAAACAACATCAACCAAGGACGTTTTTGTATTGTCTTGGGTGTCTCTTGGAACTTTAAATGTTGAGGTGTAAATTGGATTTGTATCTCTATTTAAAAGAGATTCCTCTAAATCATCTAAACCTTGGAAGAATTCTTCCACTAAACCGTCATTGGGTCTTATTAAAAGATTACTTGAATAAGTTGAACCTGTGAACGGTTTACCATAAACCCTCAATAAAATTTTATTATCCGTGTTTGGTTCGGTGTATTCTAAAATAGGGTATGGTGTGTTGTCTGTAACAACAACATATTTTGTGTAAGAAGAGTAAAAATTTCTTAATTCATTTTCGGTCTCTGGTTTAATTACCGAATTCGGTTCAACAAAAACTAATTCAAATGGATTAAAGATTTTACTTCTCTCAATGTAAAAAGTTGTGGTATTGGTACTATCGTTATATGTAATTCCACTCGCACTAAAATTCGATACACCTATTGGACTATCTGCCAATATGGAAATAGCACCGGGGAATTTATTAATAATTTTAGTTAATGAAACTAAGATTCTACTTCTTAAAGAACCAAATAATGATTTATCAGCATATTTTTTATTTCCCTTAAATCTTACCTCATCCGTTCTTTTTTTTCTTGGAGTTGGGGATGTTGTTTGTATACCCTCAACCTCTTTTAAAGTATCTAAAGTTAAAAATTGAGAAAATGGATTAGATGTAAAATTCTTAGAATCTTTGTCAGGAATAGACTTGTCGAGCGCAAATACGGTGTTGGTTAGAGCGGACGACCCATCGGTTATCTGTCTACCAACTAAGAAATCACTAAATGTTTCCGCCCCGCTTGACGCTTGACTTGGTACTTTCCTTTTTGCCATTATTCTGTTATAGTATCAAAGTTTAAGGTTTCATCTACATCATTTCTTTCTTCACGAATCTCATATAATGTCTCATTAAATTCGTCTTTAACTTCGTAAAGATTGTATTGTCTATAGATATTATTGTTGTTGTCATAAATGGTATAGATACCTTGTGAAACCGCCTTACTTTGATTACCATACAGAGCGTGTGCCAGTGTTGAAGCGTCGTGTTCAACCATTTCAATCTCTATCGTGGTTGGATTTAAATATGTGTTTGTTAAAATGATTTTTTGTGATGGTACACCAATAAATGGTACTGTATTTGGCTTGTTAGTGGGGGCCGAAGATGGAGTTACTGTTAGGAACATTAAATTCGTCGCCTGTTCACTATATTGATATCTAATCGCTTTTTGTGACGTACTTGTTAAATTTGAAACGATTGGTGTACAGTAGAAAGATGATGTAACAATTCTATAAAAATTTGGTATTTTTTTATTGTCAGAAGAATTGATGTATTCTATTCTATATCCGACTAATCCTTGTGGTGTAAATTTATTTCTATCATCAGCAGGGACGTTTGATAAATCGATAACCAAACCTCTAACTGAAGGTAATGATGCTAAAATTCCACAATCGGTAATACTTGTTCTTATCTGTTTTGGTCGAATGTGTAAAGTATAAACACCTAAATCCGCAAAATCATCTGCGGTTAGTTTTAAATTATACAACCCACCTAAAATTTCGACATTTGGAGCTGAGGTGTCTTCCGTAGTATCTGAATTATGATACACGGGTGTTAATACCTCAACTGAACTTAATTTTTTAAGTGTAACAGTTGATGTGCTATTTCTATCCGAAACATAGTGAAAATAAATTTCAACATCTTCCGGCGATACATCTGATGGTCTAATTATACCGTAACTACCTACTGCCATGTTTTTTTAATAATAAATATAAAATTTATTGTTTTCTAATATTAAAATATCCATTTCCATAAATTGACAATTCTCCCGTGTTATCAATTTCGGATAATCGTAATGTTTTTTCCATAACTCCTTGTTTACCTCTCTCTACGAAAATATCCGAATAAATTACCGGTTCGTCAATGAATCCTAAGAAATGTTCGTTTCTTGTTATAACTTTATTTATTACCTCTTCTTTGGTGAAACCTGAAGTTGTACCCGTAATTGTTGTGATTCCATCCGCAAAATCTTGATAATATAAATTGTCAATAGTGTATGCACTATACGAAACACCGTTTGTGACACCAGTGGTGACACCTGAGTAGGTGTTTGTGCCATATAATTTTAATTCACTGATTTTACTCTTACCTATAGCCGCGTATGTAAATGTGGTGTAAATTTATTTCTATCATCAGCAGGGACGTTTGATAAATCGATAACCAAACCTCTAACTGAAGGTAATGATGCTAAA